TCTTACTATTCCGCTTCTTCCATCACCTTTAAGTTTGTTTAATTCTCTTTGAATATTTTGCGCAATCTTTCTAGCAGCAATTGGGTCAGTAGGAAGTCCAGTAATATTAAGACTTACATTCTGAGTTACTCCTCCTGCTTGTCCTCCAGCTAGAGGTTTAATCATTACACCGTTAGGCATTGGCTTTATCAACTCTGGACCATTTTCTCCGACAAGTCCTCTTTGACCTATTCTTACTGGTCCACCACTTGCTCGTGCAACTTGTGTATTTCCTGTTGACCCTTGAAGAGAAGCCATATCAGCTGCTAGTTGAGGAACCGAAAAAACTGGCATTGCTTCTATCGCTAAAGTTGTTGCTAAAACTTTTTTTAAAATACTATCTATTACTGCTTCTGGCATACCTAAAGCCTCGGCTAGTTGTCTAAGTTCTTCTGTACTCTCATTATTAAGATTACCAAAAGCCAAAATTGTATCGTTAGTCTTTTTAAGAATATCTATTTGAGCTTTTTCTACTTTTCTAGCAGCATCTTCTCTATCTTCTTCTAAATCAACAAGCCTATCTACAACTTTTTCTTGCTCCTCTTGAATTTCAATAATTCTTTCATTAGCACTAATTTGAGCATCTGCTTTTGATTTTGCAAGCTCTTCTTCTTTTTTAGAAACCATTTCTTCAGTAGTACCACGTGTTTTGATGGCTTGAATTTCTTCTTTTTTAGCTGCAATTTGGAGGTCTCCCTTAAAAAGAGAGCCTTGCGCATTTGCTCTTTCCAGTCTTTCTAATTCTCGTTCTTCTTTAGCTAATCTGAGCTGCTCTTGAGCACTTAATTCTATTTCACCGTTTGCTAAAGCTATAAGCTCAGCTAGTTCTAATTCTTCTTCTTTTATTGAAATAATATCTTCTGCTAAAAATTTTCCATTTTTCACAAGGTCTTGCATTTCCCTCTCTAAAGATGTAAGTTTCTCATTAAGTTCAACTTCTTCTTTATTAAGGGCAACTTGGTCTCTTCTAGCATCTGCGAGAGCGTCTTTAGCCTCTTCTAAATCTTGCAAGGTTTCAAGGGGTTTGAGTTGTTTATTTAAAGCTGCAGCAAAGTCATTAGCATTTTGAAGGACGGTAGAAAAAGCGTTGGTGTTGTCTAATATCTCTTGTGTCTCATCAGCTGATATCCCAAGTAATTTAGCTAATTTTTCATTATTAACAGCATTGGCTATAGCGAATTCTAGAATTTTTTTATTGTCATTTTTGATAGAATTATAAAATTTCATCTGCTGTGAAAGTTCTAAAACTTTTTGTACTTCTTGTTTTATGTCCTCCATCTTGTCGTCTAATATCGCATCTTGAAAAAACAATATTTTCTCATAAGCATCTACTTGTGTTAACAACAAATTAAGAATTTCCATATCTCCAGTTGTAAGCTTTCCACCTGCTGTTATTCTTTTTTCTAAAACTTCAATTATCTGTTTATTAATATTGAAAATTTTCGAATTCTCTCCAAACTCTTCTTTTATAACTTCTAGATTTTCTTTTGCAGCTTTAACTTGATTTTGCAACATTACTGATGCTTGTTCATCGGTTACTAAGTAAGAAGCACTTTGACCTATGACTGAAGACAATCCATTCACAAGTGCTCGAACATTGTCTAGAACTTCGGTACTTTGATTACCAAGTATTTCTTTTAAGACTTCTGTTGTTCTGCTACCAAAAGCTTGTTTAAAAGCATTCTGTGTTTCTTCTTCTAAGTTTTCGAATAAACCTTCAGCTAACGTATCTGAAATATCAACTTCATCTGCTCCTATTGCTATTTCTTCCATAACTTTTTTAAAGTCATCCAAGTTTCTTTTAGCTCCAGCTATATTCTCGGTCATATTTGCAAAAAGTTTTACTATTACTCCTATTGCTATAAATATTGCACCACCTACTAGAAGAGGTGCAAATGCGACTTTAAGCATAGCAATTGCATTAGCTGCTACTAAGCTAGATGAACCAACAAGACCAATTGCTGTCGCCAAAGTTTTAAAAGCTAGTGCAATAGCTGGAATTCTGCTAGCACCTAAAGCTAAAGTAAGTAATCCAAAAGTTTTAGCTGCTTTTATAAAAACATCAGTATTTAATACGTCATGAAATTCTCTAAAACCTGCAATTGCATCAGCTAAGTTACCAACAAATTTAGCAAGTACTGGAACCATTCCTTCACCAATATCAATCATTACTGCTTTGATTACATTTCTAAATCTTGCCATTTGATTAAGTAAAGTTCCGAATCTTTTTTCTGCCTCATTGTTTAGAGCAGACTGTCTTTCCATTTCATCGTTAGCTAAATCTAAGTTGCTTCTCAACTCTTCTGTGTCTGAAGACAAAGAAAGCATAACTTTAGAAACACGAACAGAACCTAATCCTACATCTTGTAGTACTTGCTGAACATTGCCACCAGAAGAACCAATGTTGTCAAGACCTTCTACGAATTTCACTGCAGCATTAGATATATCATCCTCTACAAGCTTTCTAAATTCATCACCTGTCATTCCTATAGCGTTAGCAAAAGCATTTAATTTACTACCTCCTTGAGCAGCTGCTTGTTGCAGCGCTAAAAAGAATTTCTGTAATGCTGTAGCTCCAGCTTGGGCCTCTGTACCAGTTGCTCTAACCGATGCTGAGAAAGCTAATGTTTCATCTGCTGATAATCCTGCGATTTTACCAACAGCACCGAATCTTGTTGCTAGTAATACAATCTCTGATTCTGTAGCTGCTGTATTGTTACCTAATCTAACCAAAACATTAGCAAGTTGTTCTGCATTTTCAGCTCCAATACCCGTTACATTAGCGAGTCGTGCAATTGAAAAAGCAGCTTGTTCAGCTGACATGTTTGTAGCTACACCTAACTTAGCTACTGTATCTATGAATCTAGGAATATCAGAAACTCCTACACCTAACTGTCCAGCAATAGAACCAAGTTGTGCAAGTTGTCCAGCTGCGACTGGAATTTCTGTAGAGAGGTCTAAGACTGCCTCTCTTATGGCTGTTAATTCTTCTTCACTAGCTCGTGCAAGAACTTTTCTAACATTAGCAAAAGAATCTTCGAATTGTGCTGCTGCAATAGTACCACCAATTAGAGCTGCACCTATACCAGCAACTGCTCCTGCTGATGCCGCGAAGGCTGCGGCTGGAACTGAAGAGGCCAACTTTGTCATAGCGGCACCAGTTCCTCTGGCCATTTGTTGAATACCAGCTACTGCTCCGTCTCCAACTACATTAGCTAGAAACGACAGCCTACCTATAACACTTGAATTTTCCATTTACAATCCTATATCGTTTAATGCTTCTCCTAGAGAAACTTGACTTCGAGGTATTTCTGCCCTATCCCCTCTTTTTACTTTATCCCATTCGGCTTGTTGCTCAGCGTCTTCCCTAGCTTCGTCCATAAATGGTCTAAAGAATGCTGATTGCTCTGAAATAAGATTAAATAAAAGAATATTGAACTTACGCCAAGTAAGTTCCAAAGGATTTCTTACGTTATAGAATCTGTTGAAGTCTGCCTCTACCGCCCCCCAGTTGTACACAAGGTCACTAAGGGACATGTTTATTTTGGGGCTTCTTCGTCTCCAGTCTCTATTTCTTGTTCTTCTGGAATAACATTGTAGAATACTAAAAGTTTTGTTGTTACTGCTTCTAGTTGTTCCCATGTAGCTCCATCGTCTAACATTTGTTGTAAGTTATCCTCACCTACAAGCGCACCTAACCAAGTTGGAATATCGTTAGTACCGAGTCCTCCAGTCTCATCCATAAGTGCTATTTGTGTTAGAACTACCCTTGCTGGTAACTGCGCTGGTAAAAGATATTCTCTTTTATTGAGCACTACCTCCAAGGGTTCGTTCTCATTCTCTTTGACTGCTTCGTCAAAATCAAATTTCGGCATTACGCCCTCCTATCTATCGACTAAACTTCGTCGATTATTTTAAATAATTCGCTGAACTGAGCACCGCTGCCTGGCTTTAACACTTTGTACTCAACTGCTACTAACACTTTTTGAGGTGCTTTTGCGTGAGTCATTGAGAAAGCTCCGACATTGACTGCTCTAGGAACTAAAACGTCTCTTTTTTTAAGAGTTCCGCCGAGTGTTGAATCTGGAGCATCAATCCTCAACATCAAAGACTTTTCTAAAAAAGAATCTGATGAAGGAGGTTTTAACTCTGAAAATCCAGTCGATGGTGTTCCAGTTGTTACTGTTCCGCCACCCATAGCTTCTTTTAGATTTGCTAAAGAAACTTGAGCAAGCTCACCAGAGATTCTAACTTCTTGGGCAGTTTTGATTGTGAAAATTGGGTCAATCTCTTCTGCAACCATGACATCTTCGAATGTTTTGTCATAGTCAAGAGTCCAACCACTTTCAGAATAACCAATATCTGTCCAGTCAGAACCAGATGGTGCTGTTGTTGGGTCAGCTGGGAATGCTGTTGCTTCGTCACCTATGTACAAAACACCAGTTCCTAACATGACCTCGCTAATACTTTTAGCCATTATGTTCTCCTACTTTTAAACGGAAGAGCTTGTCACTCTTCTTCTGCTACTTCGTCTTCTTCCCAAAAGATAACTTCTTCCATCTCATCATCAATAGGCTCTACCTCTTTAGTAGAAACTACTTCTTTTATTTGTCCCCAGTCCTCACCATCTGCGACAAGAAGGGAAACTTTCATTTCTCCTAACTTGTGCGTCATCTCTTTAAGACGTTTCCACTCTTCTTCGTTAACTTCTACCCAATCAGTATGGGAAAAGAAAACATCAAGTTTCTCATCTCTTGCTAAATCGACGCCCTTAAGCATCGGATTTATCTTTACGTTTTTCATTATTTCGCTCCGTAAATCATTACTATATCTATAGTATAGCGTGCTAATCCGAGCTCTGGCTCGTCAATGCGTTGTGGACCATTAGCAACAGTAAATCCACTTACCTTTGCTGTAACGCCACCTGCAGACTCAAATATTTCTGGATATTGGTCAAATGCTTCTGTATAAACAGCACTAGCCAAAGCATAAGCATTAGCAAAATCTGGCTGACCTTTTGTATCTGATGTTGCATATTTTCCTGCGTAGCAATCAAGTTGTAACAAGGCTTCATCAATAAGTGCTTCTCCTGCTTGAGGAGTTCCTCCTAATCTAGTTATTACTAGAAAAGGCATTTCTGCATCTTGAGGTAGTCTTGTTGCGACTTTAGTTCCTACTAAGTCTGTTATAGAAGTTTTACTTAATGCCCAACTTCTAGCTATGATTTCTGCGTCTGGTAAATTCTGTGCCATTATCCGAATACTCCTTTAACACTACTTCGTAAATGGGGAGCTATTTTTGTAGCTTTAATCCCACTTGTTTCTTTTAGTCTTCCTCTATATTTTGCTGTAATAGAGATAGCACCCTTACGAAGAGGTGCTCTTGCTGGTTGAAAGCCTTTGTAGTTTGATAATCTTCCAGCCATACTTCCACTTGGAGGGTTTTCTGTTTTTCCTAAAGCTGGAAAGGTTCCTTCATATCCAGCTCCTCTACCATACTCAACTGCTGGTGCATAAAATGCTGTTTCATCACCCATTGTGACTGCTATTTCATTTTCTTTACTTGATAAATTTTTATTACTTACTTTTATAGACCTAATCAATGCACCAGTTTTTATTGGTGTGTATCTTTGTACTTCTGTTGCAAAGTCTGTTGCAAACTTAAATAAGAAGTCTTCGTACTTATTTCCAATGTAATGATTTGCTTTTGGTCCGTTTATTTGAGCTCTTCCTTTTACTTGAACGGACTTAGTACCAGTATTAAATAGTTTATTTTGTGCTCTCTGAAAATGAGCACCCATTCTTGACCTAAGCATACGAGATGCTGGATTATCGCCTGGCACTCTTCTAACAATAGAACCCGCTCCTCTACCAGTTGTCCTTCTTAAAAACCTTTGTCCGAAACCACCCGCAACATCTTGTCCCATAGCTCTAGCGTAGGTTTTCTGTAATGCATTAAAGTCACCAAGTGCTCGTGCTATCTGTAATGAATTGTTTCTAATTTTAGGCATAAACTTGCCTGGCACCATAGAAGTAACGTCACCAGCTGCAACAGAAAATGTATACAAAGAACTTCGGACTTTTGATATTTCATTTATGTTTCTAGGTACATTCATGTAACGAGGTATAGAACCATTTAAGTTTCTGAGAGTTCGCATAGGTATGCGTCTTTCATTTACTGCTTTTACGATTACACCTTTAATGATTGATTTAGCCATTAGAAACCAGACTGCATTCTTATTTCTTTATAAAAAGTATTTCCAAATCTATCTTTTGTATCATTTACAGATTCTATTTCATAATAATCAGAACCAACTTTGATTCGGTCTTTAACTGTGACATCAACATTACCTTGTACTATTACTGCAAATTCCGTGTTATCTGAAACTCTAGATGTGCCTCTTGCTTCTGATACAGAATTATTTCTAACAATTCTAGCTTGTGTTGTTGATACGTCAGCAAACGTTGCAGTTGATAATCCTCTGTCATCAACAGAAGAACCAGAGAGTCTCTGGATAGTAACGCTTTCGTTTAATAATGATGTTGTAATGTTTGGCACATTATCATTTTAGCACGCCATAAAATGCCAAAACCGACCATAGGGTCGGCTGTGACATAGACATGATGAACTTCTATTATATCATATTTTTTCGTAATACCAGATGGTTGCTTGACGTGCTAAGTCTCTAGCCCCTTCCGCATTATTGTTTTTTCTAAACTTAATATAGAAGTCTTGAAATACAGAACATTGTGGTTGTAGCCCACTATTAGCACTAGACATTTTTCTGAATTCTGATTTAGGTAACTCACCTACTTCGGGAACTGCAGAACATTTTTTAAAGTCTGGTATTAGTTTTGCTTTCTGCTTTCTTATCTCATAATGCTTGCTTACGTTTTCTTTAACGCAACTAATACAACTTCTTGCATAACCATCTTTTGTTTTATCTGAAGGGGATTTATAGAAATTTTCTATGTTTATTATTTCTTTACAGAGTAAACATTTCTTAGCAGTTGGATTTTCTACTTTGTCTTTGTAAATCTCTACGCCTTCATCATAATAAGACTTCTTCATTTGTGGATTTTTCTCTAGTAAGTCTTTAGCTAACTTTGCAGATAACGGAAACTCCAACATGAAATCACTGTTCCACACAAACTTACCATCTTTTGCTTTTTCAATAAACATATTAAAGTTTTGTTTAAACCAATCTTCTTTTGCTTCAGTTACAGAAGGTAGCTGAAATAAAATTCTCATCTGTCTAACTCGTTCTCTTGATATGTTATATTTATTTCCTAATGAAACATTGTCTTCCCATGGCTTAACCATAATATCTTCCATTAAGTCTGTTTTGTTAAATGTATATTCTCTCATATACTCCTCTCATCATTTATATATTAAGGTAAAAAGAAGGGCTTGTCAAGCAAGCCCCTCTGATTATTAGATTTGTAAATTAAGCGTCGCAATATCTACAGCTCTGCTTACGACGTTTTAGTGGACACAACCCACCGTCTTTTAGAAACATTCTGAGAATCTCTTCTTGAGATACCCATTGCTGTTTCTTTTTCTTAAGCGGATAGTAGTAACCACCATTCTCTCTGCGTGCAGAGAAATTAGAGCATCTTTCGAACCAAGTGTCTGGTCCTTTATGCCTTTCTTTAGTGGACTCAAGCAAAACATAAGTCTTCTCATACTTACGCTTGTTGAACTTGGTGCCATCAGCATTCAAGACCTCAGTTACGCTTTTGTGAATCTTTTTGTCCAACACTGTGAACTCAGCATTACAAACATCGTAGCTTGCCTTCCTGCCACTGTAAGGACGATACACATAGTGAGGCACTTCAAAGGTGTCACCAATCTGTAGCTCTTTTATTTCTGGCACATCTTGTGACCAAAGCTCAAAAGATTTAACATCAAAGATGCTTCTCTTTAAGCCAGCAACAGATAAGTCTTTTACATCAGACTCTTCTACTGTTTTAAGAACTTGCAAGGTTTGCTTTGCAAGTCTGTCAACTATTGCGGATTGTGGGCCATCGTCGGATGACCAAGTATATTTTTTATTCATATTATTCTTCCTCCTCTGAAAGATATGTACCTTGACGATACACAAAGCGGAATTCACTCTTTTCTTGTGAAGACCTTTTATTGTTATGCAGTCTCGTTTGTTTGTTTAACCATTCTTGAATGGTAACTATATCTTGCTGAGACTCACGCTCGATATAGGCAACTCCTTTATCATAGAGTTGGCTTGAAACTGGTCTAAATGGATGTAATTTTTCTAGTTCTGTTGAGTTTTTTGTCACATAATACTCAACTTCAATTTGGTTATTTTCAGTCATTTCCTTGTATCTCCTTATTTAATGTATAATTCCATTATACGGAAATGATAAAGTTTGTCAAATTATGTGACAAATTATCTTTATTTGTTATGTCATGTAACAAAATATGGTATAATAAAAGCATGGTAGACATGAGACATGATGTTGCACCAGTTTTTCAAGACGAAAGTTTTGAAAAAGATGGTTTAGTGTATTCCGTAGAATGGAATGACTATATGCTGAGCCATGAAGCTAATATCTTCGAAAAAGTTACTAATGCTAGAGGCAAAGTTGATTACAAGCAACTAGCTTACGGTGTAGGTAACTCTAAAGATAATGCTTTAGCTGATGCGACTAAAAAATTAGATACTTGACTTAATGCTTCTAGTACCATAACATAGAAGCATGATTACAAGTTGTTTAATATTCTTAGCTAGTTTTAGCAATGGGGATGGTATACCCTCAATTAATAATATGAACCAAATTAGAACATGTATTGATAAGGTTCCATATTCTATGGTGGTTCATTTACCACATTATGTTGAACACTTTGATAAAGAAAATTTATACACAGCCGTAAGAATTGGTTGGTGTGAGAGTCGCGGTAAGGGAAATGCCTACCGTAGTGAAGATGATGATTCTGGTGTTATGCAGTTTATTCCATCAACATGGAATTGGATAGCAGAGAAAAATGATTTACCTGCGTGGGACGAGTGGGTTATCCTTCATCACGGGCAACCGTATGAAGGGCCACTCCTTGGTGTAGACGAAAGATTCTTGCAAGCTAAACAAGTTCAATATGTTCCATACTATAATATTAAAATGGCATCGCATCTTGCAGAAGATACTTATAGTAAAGTTACTTTTAGAGATTGGAATTCAAGTAAGTGGTGTTGGGGAAATCCTAAGTATTACGAAAAGAGGTGGAGAGATGAAGGATTCTAGAAAAAGTAAGAAATTATTATACAAATCTCTTAGTAAAGAAATGTATAAATCTTTGAAAGACAGAGAAAATGGAAAGAGATAACTATCGGCCCCTTCCTTATGAAGTGACCGTTAAAAACTCTCCTATTGAGGGCTTAGGCCTATTCTCGACTCAAATAATTTCTAAAGGGACAAACTTGGGTGTGTCTCATGTAGAAAACACTGATTTTGAAGATAAGAGAATAAGAACTCCTTTAGGTGGTTTTATAAACCACAGTAACGAACCTAATAGTGAATTAATACAAATCGGCCAATATTATTATTTACTAATAAATAAAGACGTCATGCCAGACGAAGAAATCCTGCTAAAATATACTTTATATGATGTTTAATTGTTTAGATTGCGGAAGACCAGTGCCAGAAGGTAAAGTAGTCTGTGCTGTCTGCGAAAACTTATCTAAAACCTAACTTTTCTGTTAGCTGCTTTTCTAGCTCGGTCTTTCATTGATTGGCTAGCACCATTAGGATTGCTATTCCAGTCAATGCCAACAGTTCCATAGAGATTAACCCTACCGCTAATTTGTCTAATACATAATTTTTTACATTTTTCACATTTCACCTTTGGTTCGTCGTGTATAGAGTGTTGTACCTCAAAGACATGTTCACATTTAGAACACTTGTAATCATACCTTGCCATTTTACTTAATAGGGTATTTTTTACATACGGCTAGATAATCATTAACAATGTCATCCATATCTTGTATAAGGTTTATTTTATTCATCCTAAGAGCATTCATTTGCCCTATAACAGCTTCTAGAAAATCTTCTATTTCAATTTCTTGAAAATATTGTTTTCTTTTAGCTTTATTTACTTCAATATCCATAATCTTAGTTTAGTCTAAAATACTGGCGGATGTGAAATATTGCTTTTTATATTTAGATAAAATCTGTTTGTCAGCTGGATTTAGCACTTCTTGATTCATTTGGTCTAATACTGATTCGTATTCAGCTTTATAGTCTCCTAAGCTTTCAGACTTAACCATTTGAAATTTAGAATCTGTGGAGTTATCTGCAATGTTAGTTGATACTTCACCTGTTGACTGTTGTGTTGCTAGGGAGGCTGATGATATAAATAACCTTCCAGCGATTCTTGCAGAGATATATTTTAAATCTTCGGGGATATCTTCTGCTGTTGCTTCTGAATCAGAATATCCTGCAACGTAAGTTATTACTATGTTTTGGAGCCTTTGTGTACTCCATTGTTGAAGACCAGTTCTTTTTATAAGCCCTAATTGCTTATAAACAACATAATCTTCACTATTACCCTCTGTTAGAGTCACGCCATCTTCGACTATAGAAGTTACAGATACTATTGGGATTCTTTTTAAATATATAGAATCATCGGCATTACCGTCTATGGTCTCGCTAATCGATGCTTCATAATTTAAAGAATAACCAACATAATTTTCTATAGCAGCATCTGCTGCTGGTATAAAGATGTTTGTTACGTTTGTCTCATCATTTGAAGACAAGTCGACGCCAAGAACTTTTTCTACATCAGAAACTGAGCTTAGAGCCATTTAGGACCTACTTGTCTTCTACGTCTTCTGGTTTTACAGCTTTGGTCTCTGGAGCTTTTTTAGCTGCAGCTTTTTTAGGAGCTGCTTCTTTTTTCTTAGCACCCCAGCCTTGGCCTTCAAGATATTCTTTTTTATACTCCATGCCAGCTTTAGCAATTTTAGAAGCATTAGACTTTGGAAGCTCATTAGCTGAACCTTCAAAGATTGAACCATCTTGTAATTTCCAGATGTCTTTTTCTACTTTAATAAATTCCATTTAAATTCCTTTTTGATTGTGTAATGGGGGACTTTCATCCCCCACTACGAAACTAACTTCTAACTTAGAAGTTTGTGATTTTGGTAAACGCAGCTTGTTTATAAACTGGGAAACCAGCTCTCATTGTCGCTCTGATTGCTACTTTTCCTTTAGAAAAGAAGTCAGAATGACTGTCAGAAACAGCGATATCAATACCTTGTTTCATAACGATGTGAGCAGCTTCTCCGCCACCAAATCTACCGACTAGAACGGTTCCTTCAGCGATTGCAGTTGTCGGAACAACTTTTAATCCCCAAAGTGTTGCTTGTGCAGCACCGTTGAATCCACCAGCAGCCACGAACAATGGGTTCTTTGAACCACTTGTTGTAATGTCTGTAACTGATGTTACAACTTGTAACCAGTCGTTAGGATGCATAACAATTGCATCTGGTTCTACGAAAGCATTAGTTCTGATATCAGTTATTGCTTCATAGATTGCGCCCATTCTGTTTAAGTCTCCAGCGTATGAAGAATAATCAACAGCATTAACGCCTGTTTTACCAGCATCTAAGATACCTTCTAAGTTTGGAGCAGTACCATCACCAGATAGTAACTGTCCATCTAATCTCAATCTCATCATTGTTGATAGTCTTGAGTTTACGTATCCTTGGATACCACTAACGTCAGCAAGAAGTTCTTCTGTCACTGGCAAGAAAACAGCAATCTTTCTGATTGCAGCAGTTTGCTCTGTGAAATCAAGAGCAGCTTCAGCAGCAGCTCCTTCTTCTGCAGCTTCAGCAGCAGCGTTAGTGAATACTGATTCCTCTAGGTACTGAAATGCGTTTTGGTTTGTTTCGATTTGGTCGAAAAGTCCAATAACAGCATTTGGGTCCCTTAAGGAAGTTTCTAACACACCAGGTTGTCTTAAGACCTCTGGTGGATAGTTGTTGGTTGTACCTGCACCAAGTAGTGTTTTATAGCTCATTGGGTTGAAAGCGACTGTTGAGTCGATTCCGCCTACACCTTTTTCAATGTAGTTTTTATATGCATCTGATTTAACAAATGTCTCACCAATTGTGCTAACACCTTCTTGTGGTGCATCGTAGCCACCGCTAACTGGCTCTGAATCTTCATTCATAGCTTTTTCGTTAGAAGATTTTGCGGAAAGAAGATTTACTTCTTCTACAAGTCCTGCAAGTTCATCATTACGAGTTTGGATTTCTCCTTTTTGCTCGGATGTGTACTTGCCGCCTTCTTTAGCTTCGAAAAGCTCTTTTAATTCAGCTCTTTTAGCAGCGACTTTTTCTCTGAGTTCTTTAATATCGTTCACGAGAATAGTCTCCTTAATTTTTGCTTATACTATTCGTCGATTTCCGCTATTGAAGCTTCAGCAAGTGTTTGCTGAATCTCTTCAAATAAATCAGAATCAATATCTTCTACCGCTTCTACGGATTCTTCTACAACTTCAGCCTCAGCTTCAGCTATTTCAGATTCTTCGGAATTCTCATTTTCTGCTATTTCCTCTTCAGTTTCAGCTTCGACAACAACCTCTTCAGCAGTAGCTTCTTCTACTTGTTCCTCAGTAGATGATTCTTCAACTTCTGAAACAATCTCTTCAGTTTCAGTAGCTTCAGCTTCTGGTGCTGGGTTTTCTGTCTTTTCTTCGTCTGAATCGGCTGGAACTTCGGCGACGTCCTCTATGAGTTGGTCGATTTCAGCCCAAGCGTCGTTCAAGTCTTCACTTACGGCCCGTAGTGCGGAAGTTGCATTATCTGACAACTTTCTGCCCTCTCCCTTTCGCAACTCGCTAATGCTAGTTGCTCTTACAATGAGGCTCTCTAATGCAGCAAGCACATCCTTCACCTCGTCTGAAAATCTAACACCTGTCATGCCAGTGTCAGCATCAGAAATCTCATCAATTGATTTGATATCAACTGAAGTCAAACTTTTTTCTTTTTCTTTGGCACATTTGCCATCTTCTTCATAAGAACATTTTCCGTATTTAACTTCGTCCTGTTCTTCTAAAGATTTTTGCATTGAAGCTAGGTATGATTCATGACTTGAGCATGGCATGAAATATTTTTTTCCATCCATATCCATTGAGTGAGCTCCGTCACATCCTAATTCTTGTGCTCTTTTTTTAGCTTCTTCTTCTGTTTCGAAAACATCTTTTGGAAGAGCTTTAGAAACATCTTCATAGACTGCTTCTTCGCCAGATTTTATAGCAAGAGTATAAGTTTCACGATTAGCGCCAACTAGTACTGGGGATACTTCGTACACAGTTGCACTCTTGATAAAACGAGCGTCAATTTCTTCTTCCATTTCTGCTGATTGAAAACCTTTTACTTCTGATTCATCAATCCTAAAACCGAATGACCATTCTTGTAAATCTCCCATTCCTTTAGCCAGTGCATAGGCCTCCTTACCAGCCTCGGTATCCATAAAAAAGCTACCTTTAAATACTGCTTTGTTTTCATCTTGTGAGATGACTCCTTTTCCAATTGGCTGGTCCCACTTGTGAGCGAAGACCATCGGCACTTGATTGTCCTTGAAACCAGACTTTATTGAGCCTGGCACCATAACATCTCCGTCTGTATCCATATTATTAAATACGGAAAAGACTGCTTCGACTGAACCTTTTTCGTCGTCGATAGCTTTAAATTCAAAATTCTTTGATTCTTTATTCAATTTAATCCCCTAAATTTTTTTCTCTAAACTATATTTTAACACTTATTTTTTGCCTGTTTTTTCTGCAACGATAAACTCAGCTTTTTTCTTACGAGCATCAACTTTTTTCTTCTGTTCGTTAATAAGTTTCTTCATTTGAGAGACGCCACCGTTTGTGACTCCGCCCCATTTCAAGACAGCAATAGCGCCATTAAGACGATTATTATTTTGATGTCTGTTCATGAAACGTTCTCTTCTTTTGACCCAAGACAATACAGAGCCACTTCTGTCTCCAGATTTGTACTTAGTCCAATTCCTAAAAGCGTCATTACCCGTAAATGAAGTAGGTGGATTTCCTCCGTTACCAGCTCTTCTCCATATCGTTGGATAATTTTCTTTTAAGTCTTTTGCATATTTATAGTCTGGGAATTGTTTAAATTTTGAGTTAGTCAAACTAACTTTTTGATTATCACCAGAGGATGGAAAGTTGGTAACATCATCTTTAGCTTTAGACTCTTTTCGCCAGTCTTTTATTTTTTTTAGTTTTGAAATAGGTTGCTTAACGCTTCTATCTGTTTTTTTATGTGAACCATCTTCCATAATGGCCCAAACCATCATAGTTGCTTCTTTCTTTTCACTATTGACAGAAGTAACTACGCCATGCACTGTTGAAGGTGGGTCTGGGTCTTTATTGATTGACCAGCTAACAGTGTCACCAGTTTTTACTGATGCAGCTTTAGCTGATTTTTTTGAACTTAATGGATGACCACTTGGAAGTAAGTCTTGGTCAAAAGCTGTTCTTGGAAATCTACCTTTTAATCCTTTAAGAAAGGCGTTGACTCTAGCTATTCCCCACTGGGTTGCACCTGTGACATTACCTCGCACTGAAGCTGGGTTAGTTCTATAGGCACCGACACCTCGTCTGAAGACAGCTGCCAACATTCCATAACTTGCTCTATATTTTGGATTTTTTGCATTATGGTCTTTTACCTTTTTTTGTAACGTTTTTTTAACTTTAGCAGATATTGAAGCCGCTTTGAAGTCTTTCTTCATACTTTCTAAGTGCGCCTCTGCTTCTGCCTCTGTTTCAAAACATTTTATTGGTTTATTATCATTGTGATTCAATACACACCAAGCACCATTTGGCATCTCAGCAACATATTTTTCATCATGCTTAGCTTCGTCTGTCATAACGATAAGTGGTTGTCTTTCAGATTCGACACCATAATCTACTGAAGATAAAGTATCTTTTGTTGAAATACTTTTATCAGAATCTTGTTGTTCTTGTATCTGGTAAGGTTGGTCACCTTGAGCTATTGGTACTGCAACCATGTTTAATGGTCTTAAGTAAACATCATGTGTTTCGTCACTTTCTAATTGTGCAGCTTTTCGTGCTTCTGCGATTGTTACCCAACCTCCAGCAACACCCATGTTGACTCTTTTGAAAGTATCGTTTTTATCTGAAGCTAATGCTCTTACTTCGTTTAAGTCGTAAGCACAATAGTTAGAGACATCGTTAGTGAAATCTTCAAGTAGTAATTGATGTGTTAGCTCATTAGCAACTGTTTTCCATAAAGGAATAAGTTTTTGTTCGGTAAAGAACTCTCTTAATTCTTTTGTATTGTTATAAGTTGCTGCATCTAGACCTGCTCCTAGTCCTGCAAGAATAGCTGGGACACCTAGAACAGCAGATACTCGCTCTTCTGGAAGTCTTCTTAATTCTTTAAGGTCCATTTGGTCTGGTGAGAAAGAAACTGTTTTAACATCCATAGCTCCTGTAAGAACCATTGGTGCTCCTCTATTGGCTCCACCAAATTTAGATTTATACATTTTAGCTATGCCTTCAGCTTCTTCTCTTGATGGTCCACCAGCTGTGTCATCTTTTGGACTTAAGATAACGCCAGGTACGGCCATATTGTGTAG